ATCTAAAGCACAACCATTTATATCATAATTCTTTTTATAAACAGCAATTGCTTTTTTACCTGCATCATCATTATCAAATAAAGTTATTACTTTTTTGTATTTACTCTTTAGGTTTTCAATTATATAAGGTTTAATCAAAGTATTCTCACTATCTGGAGCAATGATCTCAAGATTATAACCAAATCCGGCTAGAGACATCACATCCTTTAATGAAGAAGCAATAACTAAATAAGGCTGCTTATACTCCAACTGATCTAAACCTTGAATATAAGATTCTATTTTATAAAACTTAAAGCCATCACGAAGAGGCTGATAGATTTTAAATATCTGACCATGTTTATTATAATAACCATACATGTTCTTACCACGTATAGTCTTTTTTTCCACGGTCCCATTGTTAGACTTTACTAAATTATAGTAATCAATAGGTCTAACATTATATTTAGATAGCATAGAGCTACCAATCCTGTATTGTAACCAGTAAGCTGCATCATCCTGGTTCCAGGACCGTGTCTTTACTAGTTCAACTTCCCATTTAGGTTGAGGTTTAAATTCTATTTTAACTGATCCATTTTGTGCTACAAATTTATTATAGTCATTGATCATCTTTTCAACTGCATTGGCATAGTTAAGATCAAATATATCTTGAATAAGATTGATCTTGTTACCACCTTTACCAGTTGAAAAGTCTTTATACATGTAGCAACGTTTCATTTTATCTACATATATGCATAGACTAGCTGTACGTTCTGAAGGATTCCAAATAGACTTTATTTTTATATCCTGTCCACTGAGATGTTCATTGAGTTTTAAATAATACTGAAAAACCCAATAGCTAGGAACAGATGATTCGTTTGCAACTAAGTTTTTTGTACTAATCATATTTCAAATTTAAAAAAAATTGCCGGCACAAGACCGGCAATTTTAAACCTTAAACTATTCTGCAGTTTCTATAGATAATGAATCAGCTTCTACAGCTGGTTCTTCAGCTGGTGCTTCTTCTACACTAGAACTTTCTGAAGCTTCTGCTTCTGCTGTGCATTCTCCTTTGTTACAAGACATAAGAGTTAACGCACTTACTGCAATAAAACTTAAAAATAACTTTTTCATAATAAAAAATTTAAGATTAATAAAAAAGTAGAGGGGACACGCCAAACAGTCCCCCTGAATTAGTGATTTAGGCCTACTAAAACTACTTGCTTGTTATGTTTTACATAAAAACACCCGCGCACGCAGGAAAAAGATTTTATAGATCAAAGTCATCCCCTGTATTAGAACTAGCAGGTTCAAAACTTGATGTAGTTTTAGTTTTCTTTAACTCTCTTACATGATCCTCTTTTGAAAACTTATACAATCTTGAATTTTCTACATCCAAAGCTTCTAATGAAACTCCGTCTTTAGAATTTCTTGGTAAAAATAAATCATAGTTAACATAACCTTCTTTATTTTCCCATTCTCTACCACCAACACATGCATTTATGAATGTATCTCCAGATAAAACTGAATCTGCAGATTTCATAAATTCTTCAACAGTGTTAGCTTCAATCATATCCAAATCATCACGCTTACCGAGTACTTCAGATAAATAAATCATAGATTTAAGAACTTCTGTATCTCTTTTTACTTCTCTACCACTTGGTAAAGTAGCATCTTTAAACGGATATGGACTTAATCTAATCCTACCAACTTGACCTTTATATCTAGGTCCGTTTGCATCAGTGGGATCTACAAGAAACCCTTCAAAATCTCCACCTACTGGTTCTGACTCTATATGTAATACTACATTATATGCATCTTTATCATAAGGTGTTTGATCAAATGTAATGCTGTTAATTTTTAATTTTTGATTACCTACTCCGATAACAGGTCTTGCTTTGCCTGAACCGGCACTCATGTCTTTTGTACTTAACATACTCTTTTTTAATTAATTAATTATTATTTATTTACTATACTCAATGATGCAATCTTTTACATATTGCAAATCATTTTCTATAAAGAATTCTTCAAACATTCCCATTGGTGACTTACATGTGTTTTCACCATTAGTCTGTGTTTCAAATCCATATCTGAGAGTCCCGTCTTCTTCTTTTATTACTTTACCAAAAAGTACAATAGAAAATAAGCCCTCCAAAGTTAATGCATTATCTATCATTTTACCAACAGTTTTTGCTTTAACTTTTCTGTGCCCGTTTACATCAGTTGATTCTTCTGAATGAGTTAGAAAAAAACAAAATAAGTCATCTCTCAAATCTTTAGGCATTTTTGCAACCTGAGCTAGGTTAGAAGCGATTGAGGTGAATTTATCATATCCTTTTTCATTTGCTCTATCAAAATATTCAAAAGCGGACATATACTGCCAATCATCAATAACTAAATTAGTTATATGAGGCATTTTATCATTAACATGCTGTATAGCTTTCATAATACCATGAGCTGATGACGCATTTGTCATATTACCTTTGGGATTATCTTTGCTAATCAATGTATATTTAGATTTCCAACCTTTAAAAGGTAAAGGTTTATTTGCAATATTGATCCAAAATGTTTCTTTTGAATCTAAATTTCTACCAGAGGTAGATTTACCTGACCCTGAGTCAGCTATTACTAAAATGCTTTCTGCCATTGTTATTTATTTAATTGTTTTTCTATTGATTCTAAAGCTATTGCTATTCTTTTTAGATATTGTTTTATATCTGCATCAGGATTTGGTAGATCTTCTAATTCAAATATAGTTTTAGTTTCTTCTTTCCTGCTTGTTATATCATTTATAACAATAAGCTCACTTACAGGTATAAGATGTCTTTCAAAACCTGAGTTACTGGTCATGAGCTCATACTCCTCCTTCCAATGTGCATTATATTTATGAAGATATAATGTTCTTTTAGGATCTTCTGAGTCATAATCAATACTTACAAATTCTATATATATATCTTCCCCTTTCTCAAGTTCACTTGGAAAGAATGATACATGTAGATCATCTTTACCGCTTGGCCTATAAGCCATCTTTGGTATATATAATGCATTAAGATTTCCAATCTTTTGAAAATAATCTTGATGCTCTTCTCTAAGTTCAGAGACTTTCTTTTTTCTTTCTGCTGGAGTCATTACTTTACTTTTAGTACTTATCATCTTCTATCTTGTTGTTCCGGAGTTGCCATTTCAGATATTTTCATCCTTTCAAATTCACCTTTAAAGAAGCTCATTCTTGCATCACCATTTCTTGCTTTAAGAAAGTGTAATACTAAAGTTCTGTCATCTTTAATTATGTATCTGTCTGGGCCATAATATCTAATTTTTTGTTTTGCTGGACGGTTGATACCAATTAATGTATCTGCGTGTTGTAACATTGCATCTGAACCAAATATATCTGATTCTAATACATAGTTGCCATATTTACCATCTACTGCTCTATCTGGATTATCAATATTTCTATTAAGCTGAGATAATGCAATAAATAAACATGGATAATCACGTTTACATTGAGTAAAAAACTCACCTAATTCAAATAGCATATCTAATCTATTATTTTGATAAGGAGCTCTTTTTACAAGTATTGTGTGATCTAAAGTAATTATAGTTTTTTTACCTTTATGTTCATCCATGTACATGTCAATTTGTTCACGCATTTGATTAACAGTCATAGGCCTGCTTATAATATCTACAGGATTTTTAACTCTTTCTTTTGCATATTGATGACATGTATTTATAATATCAGTTGGTATAGTACTACCAGCTGAACATAATTGTTTATAAGTCTTTCCAGTTACTGAACTAAACTCACGCATTGCTGAGGTTCTACCCACCATCTCAAATTGAAATTCAAGAACTCTAAAGCTATCATCAGGATTTAAATCAAATGATTCTCTTATGATCTGATCTTTAATAAGAGTTTTACCTGAGCCAGGTCGTCCCCCTATAACAGTTAAAGTATTCCACTCTAAGCCATCTGTAGTTGCGTCATTAAACTTAGGCCACGGAGTATATACAGACTTTTCAAGTCCTTTTTGTCTATTTAGCATATATTTCAATGCTTCATTGAATGATTCATGTTGACCACCCCATGCTGGTTTTTGTCTACTCATAAGGTATTTCCATTATATATCTTATACATTCATAATAAAATTTCTTTCCTGATTCTTGAGCAAGTCTTTTGCAAGTAACATGGGTTGCCCATATTGCTTGATTTTTATTCATACTGCTACTAAAATCTTCTTGACTGAAGTTCTTATGTTCTTTTATTAATCCATTAACAAATTCAATTACTAAATCTCCATCAATTTCTTCAACTTTTTGATCTTTCATACTACTTTTTCTTTAAAATGATCACTTTCAGTAGTTATACCATCTCTAATCATATCACAGTAGTCTGCAAGCTTTGAAGTTTTGACTTTGTGTTTGTCTTGTTTAGATATAAAATACTGACTATTTTGCATGTAAAGATAATTGTTTCTTTGATACTCATTTACATACATCTTAGTAGCTTTTATAATCTCTTCCCAACCATAATCATACTCTGCAAAAAACCATCTAAAATTCTCAGTAAGTATTTTAATATTATTTCTTGCAGGTACACCAGAAGGTAATTTACCTTTGGGGAATATTTCTCTGTACTGTGCTATATTAAGAGCTCCAGATTTACCAAGTAATTGTTTATTTGTTTTCTTTTTATTTACAGTGAAGTAATTATTCAAAGTAGCTATTACTTTTTCACCTTCAACAGTTATGGAGTTGTCTTTATTGATATATCCTTCTTCTACAAGATTTTTAATATCAAATTCTCCCCATATATATGGAGTTATTCCTTCATTAAATGCAAATAATATCATGCATTGATTAGGAGTTATCCGGTATTTCTGTATTTTCTGAAATAGTTCTAACATATTCTTTGTATTTTTTTATTATTTCATCATGTATTTCTAAGTAAATTTTATCTTCATAATCCAAAAAAGTCTTTACTTTTTTACGAGAATGAAGTATAGTAGCATGATGACAATTTAAAAATCTTGATACTTCACTTATACCAAATCCTAGATCTTCACATGCTATGTATATATAACATTGTTTGATTGTAACCCAATCTCTTTTTCTAGTTTTTAT